TATAGGTGTGGTTTTTCTAATTTCATTTTCTATTTGAAATAACCAAATAAAATACCTTGGATCCGTAATTATGAAAAGAGCATCGGGTTTTTCAAGCTTTATTATCTGTCTAATCAAATCTGGGTTACCGTATCCATCTATAGGATATAAAAAAACATTTGAATCTTCTAAACCTGTTTCTTTATTAGTATCGGGGCTTAAATCAAAACGTTTTCCTTTATCGGGATGTTTTATAGCTCCCGCTAGCTGCACCCAATTAAAATGTTGGGCGGTATGTAAAACCATTTCTTTAGCAACTGTTGCCACTCCTGAATGTACCCTAATATCATCACAAATAAGTAATATTTTCTTTCTTTTATCTTTAGGAAGGTATTTGAAATCTTTATTCATAAATTATTTGATTTTTAAATCGTGATTAGTAATAGTTCTTCTAAATTCATCATCTTTCATATAAAGATCTACTGCTCGTTCAGATAATTTTTGAAATGAAAATTTTCTTTTAATACATTCAATCCTAAAATTATCCCAAAGGTCTTCATCAATCTTTACACTAGTTAATTTTTTATTTGCCATTGTTTATTATTTAATTATTTATGTAAATAAATATATATGAGTTAGAGATTTATCCCCAAACCACATAATTCTTTATTATCTTTGAATGGGCAAAATGTACAGTTCCATTCTGATGCCCTTGGTTCCATTTCTTTTTCCGTATAAGTATTGTCAACAAAACAAGTTTCAATAAATTCATTTAAAGCCCTTGTTGCTCTCCCCATTTTAATTTTACCCGATGGGAAAGAAAATTCTTGTACTCGTTTTTGAGGAAAATCTCCTTCAGTATAAACTTTCCTCCTCACTATCATAAATTCAATATCAATATTTTCTTCTGGGACTCCAAACTGTTTTGAAAAGTATTTTTTATAAAGGAGGAGTTGGTATTGTTTTTCCTCATCTTTTTTAGCATAACTTTTCCATCCATTAGTTGAGGTTTTAATATCAATAATTTTAAATGTTTTTGAGGGTTCATGGTAAAAAACTAAATCTAAAAACCCAATATATAAAATATTAGGAAATTTAGGGTTAGGTGCTATAGTTATTGGAGTTTCTACCCCAACTAAATGCCATCCACGTTTACTAAAATATCTCCCTCTTTTCTTTTTTATATAAGATAAAATTTCCACCCCATCATTATAAAATTCTTGTAATTCACCAGGTTGTGAGAAATGTTGATTATTATTTTTTTTATAACCATTTAAATAATGTTCCCTCAATTTTTCTTTTAAAAATCCAAAAATATCTACCCTGTCAGCTTCTGTCCCACTTTTTTCATACATTACTTCTAAATAATGTTGTAAAGTTTCATGAAACGCTGTTCCAAATATTGTATGAATACTTTGGGTATAAATCTTATGACCATCCCTATATTGGAGTGACCATTGTTTAGGGCATTTCTTCCACATTGAATATTGTGAATAAGAAATATTTTTTTGAAAAGCATAATTAACCTCTTGAGGTTTATATTGCTTAATTTCCCTTACTATAGGGGGAATTTTTTTAGCCATATTCTATCTTTTCCACTGACCTTTCTCAACTAATTGAGCTATAATACCATAATTAACTATATCTTGGTAGGTATCAATCAATGGTTCGTTTCTAGTACTTTGTTTACTAATAATAAGATTTTTCCATCTATTTACTTTATCTGAAAGTCTATACCAGAGTCCAGTTAAGACAAATTCTTTTTCTTCTTGGTTAGCCAATTGTGTACCTGCTGAAATGTTTGACATTCCATAATCTAAATGTTTGTCACAAAATAGTTTTAATTGTTCTTTTACTATTGAAGTATAACCATTATAAATTTCAGGGTATTTTTCTTTTACTATTTGTACTGAATCTTGTTGTTTCATTTTAATAACTTTTTCTTTTCCTTATCATCAACTCCCATTTCATTTAGTATGTTAGTTAAGTCTTTTTTATTCAATATATCAATATAAGTAGAAGCTTCGGATGATCCAATCTTAAAATAGGAAGTGATTTTTTCAATTAATTCTTTATTGGGTTGTTTATTTTTAGATTTAATGTATTTGAAATATGATTTCCTTTTAGGAATCATCTCTTTATACAAATTATATATCTCCTTTTTGTTATTTGGCATTAAACTTTGCGCTAAATCAGCAAGTTCAGTGTAATATAAATTCATGCTTATGAACCTATGGACCATATATGAATTGAAATTATCCCAGTCTTTATCCGTAAATTCTTCAGCGGGTGACTTGTGAAGAGTTATCTCATCTAACCAAGAAAATATATTCTTCGTTTTCAATTATATTGCTATTTCTTCATATTCTTCTCTTAATTCGGAAGGAATTGAATCTAAAATAATTTTTTTAGTTTCTAAATCATAAAATACTGGAATTGGTAAAAGAGCATCTTCATCTCCTCCAGTTACAAATTTGGATACTTTTCTCATAATGAAAGCTTGTCCAAATAAAACTCCCCCATCGAATCCTTCTATAGGAGTGGTTGTTTTAAAATCAATGTTTAATTGTGGTGTTTGTCCGTTTTGGTTCATATTACTTGTGGTTTTTTTATTTCTATTATTTTACTTAATGCGCTTGCTATATTTATTTCTTTGTCTATTCTAAAATTAGAATGGTATTGATGTTCATTCAAAATTACTGCAACTGACCCTTCCCTACCTGGAGCATAAATACCTGCTTTATCAAATAGTTTTCTATATAATTCTTCAAAGTCTTTAACTCCTGAGTCTGCTATAATTTGTCTTAGAGTTCTAAAATTGGTATTTTTATTTTTTAGTTCCTTAAGTATTTCATTAATATAACTATTAGCAACTAAAACTGATTTATCTACTATTAATTCTCCATCTTTATTGGATAATTGAATTGTATTTAACATCTTTCGTATATCAGGATAATGAGTTTTTATAATTCCTGCTAATTCATTATCTTCATGTTCTATTTTTTCTTTATTTAAAATATCTTTAAGATGACGGAATATTCCTAATTTAGAAGGTGGAACTATTTTTAATACTTGACATCTTGACTGTAATGGATCTATAATTCTTTCTATAAAATTACACGTCATAATAAAACGTGTGGTACGAGAAAATGTTTCAATTACATTTCTTAATGAGGCTTGGGCTTGAATTGTTAAAAAATCTGCTTCATCTAATATCACTACCTTTAAGGGATTAAATGACATTGTTGAAGCAAAACTTGATACTTTATCTCTTATTGTTTCTATTCCCCTTTCATCACTTGCATTTATGTAAAGATGAGAACAATCTAAATTATTAACTAATAGTTTAGCTAATGTTGTTTTTCCTGTTCCTGGAGGGCCATAAAAAATGAAATTTTGAATATCATTTTGGTCTAGATAGGTTTGGAGTTTGTTTTTTATTTCTCCATTCCCAACATATTCATCTAATGTTTTAGAACGATAACGTTCAACTAGTAAAGAGTGGTCTTTCATGTATTAAATATAACATATATTTTGGGGGAAGCCAAACCTATTAGTATTCATCTCCATAAATATTATATTTTTTAACTGGTTCTGGTCTTACTTCTTCTTCTGAAGTTTTTATAGCATACAATTTACTATCTAAAGGAGCTAACCTATATTCTCCTTTAAATCCCGTAGTGTTTAGGTATGCTTCTAAAGCATCGGTAAGTGATTTATGGATTATTTTTTTTTGATCTTCTACTAAAACCCACCTGTCTCCAGGTGGGACTCTTGTAGCAATTACTTCATTTTGTTCTACAACCTTTGTTTTCATGTTACATCATTCCCATCATTGAAGGATCAATTCCGTTGTCTTTTTTATCTTCAGGTTTATCTACAACTACTGCTTCTGTTAGTAAAATTGTACCTGCTACTGAAGAGGCATTTTGTAGGGCATGTCTTGTAACCTTTAAAGGATCAATTATTCCTGATTCTTTCATATTGGTTTCTTTATCTGTCTTAATATTGTAACCACTCCATGGATTACCATTTCCTTCGAATTCATAAGATAATATTTGAGCTTCAGTTTCTGTTTTTCCTGCATTTGTTAAGATTTGTTCAAAAGGTTTTTTACATGCCTGTTGAACTATTTTTAATCCAAAATTATAATCAGTATTACCAGTTTCTAATCCACCCATACACACCTGTGAATAGAGTAAAGCAATCCCTCCTCCAGAAACAATTCCTTCT